CCCCAACTTCCAAAACATGCCACGGGGTTCGACGTTTGCCATCCGCCGTGCCGTGGAAAGCAGGTTTGAGGGTGGGCAAATTCTTGAGGGGGATTACTCACAGTTGGAGTTTAGGGTTGCTGGCTTTTTGTCTGGTGATGAGGAGGTTCGTAGTGATGTTGAGGCTGGTACTGATGTACACAGCTATACTGCGAATATCATAGGCTGTACTCGACAAGAAGCGAAAGCCCATACTTTCAAACCCTTGTACGGGGGAGTTAGTGGAACGGATGACCAGCAGCGTTACTATCGTGCCTTCAAGGAAAAGTATGCACAAGTAACAGAGTGGCAGGA